GTTGATGTGTAGTGTTAATGCCAGCACCGTTAGGATCGGTCATTAATTCAAATGTTCTTGCTGTTTTCTTTGCCCATTCATCTGGTACTGCCAGTTGTCCGCCTACTGCTCCTGCAACAACCAGTTTCAATCCGTTTACAGTTAGGGCTCTGTCAAACACTGTACCATTGTTCTCAGCAATTAATGCGCCATTGTTGTATTCTGCATCTGCTGGTACGCCTGGTACTGCTGGTATTGCTGGCGAACCTGATACAAAGTTTGGATCATCAATTCTAAGTGTTGGTGGAGCATCAACGCCTTCTTCAGTTTGTAAATTAAGAATATCATCAGGTACTACTGTACCTGCACGTTTTAAGTAAACGTTAATAACTTGTCCGTCTGTAGGAATATAAGGAAGTGTTACACCAATTGTACTTCCATCTGCAACATAGTAATAATCTGCTGCTGATTCAACACTATCCCAACTATCAGTAAACCAAGGTAATGCGTCCCAACCACCTGTAACATCAAATGTAGTACCTTGTACTTGAACACCACCAAAATCAATACCTGTCATTAACTGATCAAGTTCTTTACCTATCATTCCTGATGACGGATTATAATATTTTTTAATTCTGCTTACACTGTCTAAGATTTCATCATTCTTTGCATACGTTATGTTAATAACTTCGTTTTGTGCCGGAGGAATTTTAAAAGTGATCTTACCTCTAAGTTGTTTATACACATCTGTTTCTAATGTAAACAAAGCAATGTCGTATTCATTATTAAGAACTACTTGGCCGTCTTTAATAATTGAAATATTTGACTTATCTCTAGTTGGTGGATACGTTAAATTAAACACTGCTGTTGAACCTGTAGCAGTAAACGACTCAGTTTGTGTAAAGTTAGTATAAATTCCTGTTTTAGAAATTCTATCGAACTTCATATTAACATTTATCGAACGTGTTTTACCATTACCTAACACTGCAACTGCTCTTGCAACTGATGGAGAAGTGCCATTCCCACCTACAAGAGAAACAGTTGGCGTTGATGTGTATCCTGAACCGTGTTCTGTTAATTTAATTCCAGTAACTTTACCGTTTGAAACATATGCAGTTGCTTTAGCACCGCTTCCGCCTCCGCCAGTAATTAATACTTTAGGTGCTTCTGTGTAATCTGCACCTTTACCAGCAACACTTATTTCAATAATCTGATAACCTTTGTTATCGTTCCAGAATTTATAAGGATACGTTGCTAATATATCGTCAGTACTTTCAACAGGAACAATTTTTCCTTGTGCTTCTGAATAGTAAGGAGGTAAATCAAAGTCTGAAATAGCAGAATTTGTATTATCTATAGTGTTATACTTACTAATATATTCTCTTACTGTTGTACTGTAAGGTTTTACTTCGTTAATATAATCTAAGTAACTTTCAAGACTGTCATTTTTGTAATTAGTTTTTTGTTTTAGTGTGCCAACATTGTGTGTTGCATTTAAGAAACTAGATTTAAACGCCCAATCTACATAAGTTTGTTCTTTAAACACATATCTAATTGATGTAAAGAATAAGTTGTTCCACTCAACTGCATAATTTCCAGTTAAAACATCTTCTTTCAATGCTTGTAAAATAAATCTAAGTTCATTTGAAACTTCTTTATCATAAAAGTCAATATCAAATGAGTCTACGTTGTCATATCCAACACCACTTGTTGCTGTATCATATAAGTCTGATGAGAATTGAATAGTTCCTTGGTACCTACCAATCATCTCGTAGTTGTTCATAGACTCAGTACTAACATCAGTAGTTTTCTTAAACACTGCCCAGCCACCTGAACCGTATTCTTTGATTCTAATCAAGTCTCCAATTTCAACATTTATAGTTGGTTCTTCGTATACACTAACTATTTCTTTTACTATTCTTGAAGTAGGACCAAAGTCATTGTCCCACCAGTCAGCATATGACCAATATAACGGTGTGTTGTACGCTTGTGATCTACTTCTGTACCATGATTTTCTTACATCGTCCCAAGCATAAATGCTCCAGAAATTATTTGCAGTAGAATCATTATTAACAAGCACACTGAACTGTCTTGGTTTAGTAGCAATGTATGTATACAGTTTACCTTTATTAGTAATTGTTACACTGTTAACTCTACCTTGGTTGTCAATTGTAGTAACTGCTTCTGCACCTGTTCCGTCACCTTCAAATTCAATAGTTGGAGGTATCTTATATCCAAAACCTGCATCTAAAATGTCAATAGAGTTAACTTCGTTATCAATAATATTTGCACGTAGTTTACATTGTTTAATTCTAGATGTACCAACTTCAAGTAATTCAATGTAAGTATCAACTGTTGTGTCATACAAGTTTAATAAAGAACTTGGAACGCCATCCACTGAGTTTAATGTTGTAAAGTTTAATGAATCAGCGAATGCCTCTTTGTGCATGATTAGGTTAACATTTGTAATTAAAGTTCTTAAAATAGACTTTCTATCAACAAACATACTTTGTCTTGGTCTGTAACTTATACCATATCGCTGTTTAACTGGCAAGTCAGGATCAGGTATTCTATTACCTTGTCTATCGTACCCAATTAAACTGTCAATCCATTTATTTTCTAATGATGTAGTTGGTAAACTATCTGCAACACCTTCAGTTAGAAGTTGGTACTCATTGTGTACTTGATTTTGATTTTGTTCTTGTGTAAAATATTCAACATTTAGTACAGCAGAGTTTTCTGCTACTGATGCTTTGTAATTGAATAATAAGAATTTGTCTTTGTCAATAAATGCTGCATACGTTTGTCCTAGTGCAGACGGATCACTGATTGAATTAAACACATCTGCTGCTGAAATAGATCTATCAGCATTACCTTCTGGAACAGTAACTTTATTTCTTACCCAATAGTAATAATAAACTTCTGTCTGCAATCCTGTGTTAGGATTAAATTCTGCTTTTGTACTATAAGCACTATCATCTGGATATAAAGGCTGACCTGATATTCCTAATGGTAATCCTTCATTAGTGTCTGCAACTACAGCCCACTCCGAAGGTAGTAATTTAGACTGTACCCATTCATAAATATCAATCGATGCTCCAGGAGCCAATGCACCCCAAGCGCCTACTCTATATGATACTTCGCCTTGCTCATAGTCATACCACTTAGCAGTTGAAATATCCCACCATAATTTACCTACGTTTTTATTTTTCCAACAAATAGAATCATCTACTACAGCACCTTCCGCTGTTCCTGTTGAATAAATTGCAGGGTCATATGGAACTTTATATGTAAGTTCTCTTTCTGCTTGTGCTAACAGTTTCATTTTAGCAGGATCAAAAATTTCTAAGTCAAGAATTTTTGTATCATCTACAGTATCGTATAATGAAATACGTTTAAACTTATCGATATCAACTGTTTGTGGCTGCGAGCCAATAATGTTTAGTGCATTTTGACCTTCTGTTTTTTCAAACAATCTAACTGTACCTGTTTTATTTCCTTCAAATGCAATATCAACTCCGTGCGGTGCAGGAGAAATATAGTTAGGAGATCCAACTACAATAGCGTTTCTTGTAGCATATAAACTGTAACCAAAAGACTCGTTCAAAGAAAGTGTTTCGTCAATTTTCTCTGATAAGAAGTATCTTTCAGACTTGCCTTTTTTCTCAAACACATAAACTGCTCCAGCAAACCCGTCATAATCTCTAAACGTGGTTCTGTTACTGTCGTATGATGTTTGTGATGCATCAAATCTTGTCTGTAATGCAAACGGAGAATTAGTTGCACCAATTGCAATTATTTCTGTACCGCTTGAGATTGAAATATCTTGCCCAAACATTTCATTTGGATAATCTGAGTAGCTTGTTAATTTTTGTTTTAGTCTATAAGCAAACTCAGTTGAATCACTGTCAAACTTAAACACATAAGCACTACCTTGATTCTGGAAATTCTTATCTGCTAAAGGACTTGTAACAACTAGTGTGTTACCTGAATAGTCTAATCCAAGAGCATAACCAAACTTATCGCCTGAGCTTATTACTTCGCTTGGATCAAGATCGCTTAGGTATGGAAGAGAGTCTGCATTTATTTGCTGGAGTAATTTATAAACACCAGCTGTATTCTTTTTGTATATGTAAACTTTACCTGAAGCAACATCTGTACTATCGCCTACGTTTACCCAAGGTTCGCCAGCATCTGGTGCTTCATTATAACTTCTAATTGTACTATCTGCACCTACTGCACTTGGTCCTAAGTTTTGTAATTGATGATAACTGTCTTGATACTTGACTGTATCTCCTTGCATATATTCGTAGTTAGGTCTCCACTGACCTTTAAAGTTTGTAAAGTATTGTCCATCACTGTTTGGTGCACCTACTGCAAGTACTGTACCATCATAGTTCATTGCTAAAGAAGTACCAAAACGATCATCTACTTTAATCAACTCAACAATTTGTTCATCGTCGAGTATTCCTGCATCAAGTGTTGAACCGTCATCGTTAGTTGCTATTGACATTGGAAGTGAAGCACCTGTTGTTACTTCGTCCAGCTTCACCCAATCGTTTGAGTAAATTGTTAATGAACTTCCGTCTGCAACATTATCAACTAGTGCTTTCCACATATCTCCATTTGAAAATACTATTGAGTCCTTAGGATAAAAAGTAGAATCATCAGCAGCATATATGCCTCTATAATTTTTATTATAGTCTAAATGCCAGCCATCTGTTGTATCATACGTGTAAAGATATACACGACCTTTTGCATCTTGTGAGCCAGGTGCTGATACTGACATGTAATAAGGGCCTGTTGATGATGCTTGGCTAACTGCAATCTTCTCACCAAATCTTTCATTTTGCGTAGTTCTCGGACTTACCTGGATGTCAAACAAGTTCCACTGTTGAGATAGATACCTGTAAATGAATATTACACCTGTTTCAAAATCACCTGTATTAGATCCATCTTGTTCAGCATCAATTTTTTGTACTTCAACCCATTCGTTGCTATACACATCAATTGTACTACCGTCACCATTAATATTATCGGTTGCTTTATAAAGTCTACCTGCAAATAAAACAATATCATTAATTAAATAGTTTGCATTTACATCAAATGGCCCTTTGTATCTATTAGGAATACCACTCGCTGTTGGAGCACCAACCATCAACCACTCGTTATCTGGGCTAAGTGCTAATTCAAGACCAAACGATCCTGTAACATCTGCTGTTAACCATGATGGTGGTTCAAGTAATTGCTTAGACGATAGGCCAGTTGCACCTTGAATATAAATTCCTACTCTTGCTACATCAGGTATACCAACTATAACTTGTTTAAGTGTATTACTGTAAATTGTTTTCTTACCAACACTTGTTGGATCAGTAATACCAAAGTCAATAATTTTATTACCTGCAAACTGTTTTTTCTTTTCAACAACTTCCCAACGTGAGTTTACGTTAGAATCTACAAACAGTTTTGATCCGTCAGTTAGTAGTGCTACCTTCTCTGGGTCAACAGTATCGTAAGAACTAAACCGTGCTTCAGTTAATAGCATCGGGTAAGCACCTGTGCTAGGTTCAAATCCTTGGTCTGCATCATACTTTTCTGTATGCTGTACTGTAACTGTATTAGTTGTTACTGTTTTTACTTTCCAAAACTGATTAAGCCCAGCTATAGTTTTAATACCAAATATATCATCAACTTTTAATAAGTGTGCTTTTTCAAAAGTAAAGATTACTTCGTTATCATCATTGCTTTCTACGTTTGTAATTTTTAAATCGTATACTGTATTTGCTCTAAGAACAGTCCATGAAGGTCCATCAAATGTAACCCATATATGATTATTATCTTGTACTGATGCAATTGCAAGACTTAATATTCCGTCTCTGTTTGTAACTGTAAAATCTGTTTGTCCTACTGCTACATACCCTGCTGTTAGTACAGGTTTAGAATCATAACTAACAGGATTAATTTCTGTTGTGAACGGAGTTGGACCAAACTCAAAGTTAGTCGAATCAATTCTATAGTATCTATCAACTTTATCTTCTACAGACGCTTCTACTAATACAGGCTGCGGATTTAATTTGAACTTGTCAGTATCTAATCTAATTTCAATTCTTTCTGACTGATCAACTCCACCAATTTGTCCTAACCTGAATCCCCATTCTTCATTAAGATTAACAGCAGCATTGCTAGTATTATCACCTAGTTTTGTAAACAGTTTGGTAATTGCATTCGGCGTACCTTTCTCTCTAATGAATCCTTGGTACAGTTTAAACTGTGTTGTTGGATCTTCAGATAAATTTTCTAAATATTCTCTGCTTTGGAATCCTATTGTGTGCCTTGCAAGGTCTCTCTGGCTTTTTCCTAAACCTTCTGATGATACATCAAAGTAATCTTCCATTTGATTAATTCTATAATCAAAGTTGGGAATAAGTTGTTTTTCAGGTGTCGAGTCTAACTGTGTCCAGTTGTTGTCATTAAACTCTTCTCCGCTAGTATGATTACCTTTTGCAGTATACTTGTATGCTCTGTAAGATACAATGTCTCCCAATTTATAATCTTGGTAAGGCGTCCAAGTAGCAAACGATACGTTATCAAATAAGAAGCCCGGGCTAGTGTAATCACCGTCCCAGTCTGTTGTTCTAAATCCTTGTGCTTTAATTCTTTCTTGTCTATAACCTGTTGCTTTATCAAAAATGGTATCATTGAAAACTGTTTTATCATCAAACACAACAACGTGTTCTTTTAGAACATAATTTAATTTCAGTAAGTAGATACCTTCAGTTGTGTTTGTTGTGTTAACTTCAATTTTTTGAAAAGACCTTGATACATTTATAAATTTAGGATCAAGTGCTGATCCGTCTGCTTTCAACACATTATAATCATAGAAACTATCTAATAAGTTATCAGCAACTCCGACAGCAATATTAATTTCCATATTTGCTGCGCCCGGGCTCAATGATAGCACAGAACCAACTGCCCAGTTATGAACTGACCAGTACATAAATTCTTTTGCTGCTGTTGTAAAATCTTGTACTACTTGATTGGTACCGTCATAGTTTGCAAAGTCAAATCCTATACTCTTTAAGTGTGCTTGATATCCTAGTAAAAAGTCAACTACACTTTGTATAGTGTTAAACTCTGTTCCATAACTTACTTTCTTAACTTTAAAACTGTTAAAGTTTCTACGCTGTTGAGCAGTAACAGCATTTGCAACTGGAAGGTCAGGTAACTGTACTAAATTAGCTTTGTCAAATGTCTCTCCGGAGGTAAATGTTTGTGTTGCTCTATAGAATGTTCCTCTGTACTGAATGATACTACCATTGTTAAATACTTTTTCTTGAGCCCATTCAGAGAAAGGTTCTGAAGTTCCTGCAACTGATATTACAGGATCAGCTTGTTGTGGATAAGCTTCAAATATATTAAAGTAAGGATTAATATCATCGTATCCATTAACTACCCAACCTTGTGTTGTTTTTTCAAATATAACCCCACTATAAGTAACTGACGAAATTGGAGAACTTACATTAAAGATAATATCATAGTTCTCAGGTGGAATAAACACACTTGAACTTGCTGAGTTTGGATTTTTACTATCAAGTAAATATTTTTGTTGTTGCTTATCAACAAACCCGCTTACTCTCGAGCTTAATCTAACATTAATGTTAGAAATATTTTTCTGAGCATCAGCAATCGATCCGCCCATTGACTTAATATACGAAGCAATATACATTGCAAGTCCTGCAACCTGCGTCTTTCCTGCTTCAGGAAACTTTAAGTCTGACGGTTTTAAAAATGTTTCTGATGTTGTGTTTACTAATTGTCCAATAACATTTCTTTTAGTAACTGCTCTGTCAAAATTTAATACCAAATAATCAAACGGTTTTAAAAGTGAAAGTGCTGTTGTTACTGCAAAAGGATATTCAGAACTTGTTTTCCATGCATTTTCTACTGGACCGTCATCACCTAATTTAAAAGGACCTCTATTATTGATAAGTTGGAAATTACCTGCAAGACCCGATGTCAACGGATCAACTAAATTACCATCACAATCACATGGAATATGATTTAGAATCGTTGTTCTAGCATATCTTGGATATATTCCTGCGCGATCTCCTTGAGCAATTTTACCAGCAGCAATATCTTCCCATAATACCAAGTTACCATTAGTATAAGGTGCTACTCCATATTCAGTATCCCACCATGTTGGCTTTACTGTAAATCCTAACATCTCCCATGGATGTGTGTGTGGTCTATCAGTGTCGTAAAAATATTTGTAAACACCTCTCCAATATCCAGGCAAGTTTTGTTTGCCCGTTGGGTCTGTCATCCCAGAATACGTGTATGTAAAAGGTTCTGTTTCTACAAAGTAATCGTTTGTTGTATAACCTAGGTTAGTATTTTGTACCCATGATAAAAACTCTTGATTAATTACACTATCTAATTCTTCTTTTGTAAATGTGCTATTACCGTAATATCCGCCTAGTGCTTTTTGAACATCAAAGATCTTAGCATCATATTGTTGTTTAATATTATTAAAGACACGCTTTTCAAATTCTAAAAGCAAATCGTCTCTATAATCACCATAAGCAGTGGTCTTACTACCATCGTGTCCTTGAATTATATCCTTAGGTACTCTATAAGTATCATCTAAATATTTTGTAGGTTCGTACTTAGGATAAAGACCCAATGACGTAGGTGTTGGTGGTACATGACTAAATGCTGTTGAAACATATTCTCTGATTTCAATTCTGTCACCTTCAACTAATGTACCTGTAATTGTAATAAAGCCTAATGCTCCATTAACTGTGTAATCTTTGTTTACAATGAGCTGTAAATCATTAAGGTAAACATATACTGCCCTTCTACTTAATGTTTTTAAATCAAAATCTTCAGTAAGTGTAAATGTTTTAATACCCGGATCGTCAACAACATAATCTGTTTTTGTAAACGCTCCAGCACCAATCATATCGGAGTCTGCAAAAGGACTGTCAATAGTTTTAGTCTTTGTAATAATTTCTATAATACTATCTAAAAAGTCTGAAGTGTTTTCGTTAAACTCAACCTCAGTTGCTTTCTTAATAATATTTTGTTTAAAAATAGTATATGCTGACTTAGCATATCTTAAAGATTTAACAATGTTAACATCTTTGTCATTGATTAACAAAGTAGACACTGCTGCAAAGCCTGAATGTTTCATAAACCTTGTTGAGTGTTTTTGATACCGATCTAAGTCCCTTAGATTTGAAACACCCGGAACAGTTCCCACCACTCTTCTATCAAATTCAAGAGATGATTTTAAATGATCTGTTGCTTGACCTAATGTAAATGTTTTTAACTGTTCATTTAGAGGATTTTTTTCTAATCCTGCAGGTATTTGATAATAACCTTGATCAGGCTTAATTGCTGCAACTATTTTTATAGTTACTACATCATTAATATTAAATATTTTATTAAACGTAAACTGATTAGTACTTCTAGTATATGTTTCAGTAATGTATTCTCCGTTTAGATAAAAATTAATTTCTGCGTTGTCTGGTAACACGTCCCAATCAACAGTATTGAATATTGCAATAGAATCTGCTGTAGTAAATGTATACTGGTCAATAATTGGCTGAATAAACTTTTTGTCTGTTGATATCCAACCATTAGCATATTTTCCATTAACTTTATAGAATCCAGTATTAGTATTCTTGGTGTATTGTTTTTGCGCTAGTGTATAAACAAACTTTTCTGTTTCAAAGTTCCAATCAAATACGATATCGCCTACATTATCAATATTTGCATAACTTAATGCAAATCCTAATTCTTTATCTACAGTGCCGGTACCAACTTTATAACTTAAAAGATTACTACCTACAAAACTCGATACTGGATATATAGTTGGATCTGAAAATGCAACACCAGCTGAATCATATAATTCAAACTTAGGTACTTGGTTAGCACTAGTCTTTTCTTGGCTTGATTTCCAAATCGTACCGTTAAAATGATACATCTTACCTGCGTTAATATTACCACGTCTTACTAGAACACCTTCATTAAATGTTGATAATGAATCAGCAGTTTCTTTTAAATTGATTTGTGTTGTGTTATTATGTTTTACAAACTTTACTTCATAAATTCTGTTATTTGCTAAACTATCTGTATCTGCAATAACTAGAATTCTTGCTCCTTCAAACAAGAACTCACCGTCAATATTATAACCTTGTGAACCTTCAATTTTAGAAAACACATCATCTGTAAATGTATCTACGTAGTCAACTGTTTGTTTTGCAATACCACCGTGATTGTATAATTGTATGTCAGGCTGGAATTCAATAATAGGTCTTTTAGCTCTAGCTGTTTCTAATGAATCAAAGTCTTGATTTCTAAATTTATATGCAGACTCTAAAACAGTTCTATGGAACCATCTATTATATCTAGACCAAGGATTAGAGTCTTTACTGTTTCTAGCAATTGTAATATAATCTTTGTTGCCAGGATACTGTGTTGCATCGTCAAAAGGCTGTGTATCAAAACCTTGATTATCAAATAATATATCAGGAGAATCTGTATCTAATGGAGGAGGCACTAAGTCAGCAAAATTAATTAATCTAATTTCTGAACCAACTCCTTCAACTAACCATTGACCGTCTGCATACTTTGATGGTTGCACTTGGCCTCTAAATGCTACAACCATTCCGTTTGTAAAACTAATTCCGTCTGCGGTTGTGTATTCTTTTTTACCTACAACTTCTTTTTCGATATCAATAAAAGTATTTGTATCAATGTCTGAAATAATAAATCTACCTAATCTATTAGGTTCAACAGAACTTTGATAATATAATATATCTGGCGAGTCCTGTGGAACTTTAAACGTTAACGTTCCTACTTTTACACCATTATTTTCTACACCATCTTTATACAGCAGCGAAGCAAATCCTGCATCGTTAGCAACCAATTGCCAATCTTGTGAATCAACTGTAATACTACTTCCGTCTAATGGACTTGTTTCGTTAACACACTTCCAAAGCTGTTTGTTGAATACTGCTAGTTCTCCTGGAAAATATGCCTTGTTTGGATTAAATTCTAAAGATCCTGTATCATAATTGTTTCTAATGTAAAAACCTTCATCAGGAGAGTTAACTTCAAACTTATATTCTTGTCCTCTATATAAAGTAATATCAGGATTGTTAGTTACACTGTCTGGTGTAAGTATCCAACTGTTTATACCAGTTCCTACTTTATATGTACTTTGAATATTTGCTGCTTGACCATATACATCTATTGATGGCGGACCTCCTGGGATCCAATAATATTCTCTATAGTTAACAAACTTGTCCCATATAATAGGAGGATTCCAACTGTAATGTTCCTGCTCTGTCGTTTTGTCATCTCGCTCATTGGCATTGCCGAAAAACTCAACCATGCTTTTAAGATCAATATAATCTTTAAACTTTTTAATTTCTTGATTTTCTTCAACTGTAACAGCCGGCTCAAGTTGGTAACGACTTCTTAGCGTTTGATCTGTATCAAGATAAACATCTTTTCCTGTAAATGTTTTTCCGTAACGCTTACCAATATAACCTACGGTCTTATCTACAACACCTGGCTGTATTAATGGGTCAAGTACACCTGATAAAAATTTATCATTGGCTGGGGTTTGGAAGACGTTAGGTAATAAGTCCGAACTTTTTCTAATTGGAATATCGCTATTAGGAAACTTTTTATTATCAGCGGCCATTATGTGTCACTCACTATTGAATTACTTGCTGAATTAATTTCAGCAGCCGTAATAGAAGATACAATCTCTATGTCATCAACAGTGGCACCACTAACAAAAATTTCGTCTGGTTTACTTTGTATTTCAAACAGGCTTCCGAATGATTGTGATGTCTGTCTTGGCAATATAACAATGTTTGATATATCAGGCGAAACTACATTTAATACATAAGTTGTAAGTTCACTTAGATAGAATCTATCTCCAAAGTCCCAGTTGTTTACATCAAAGAATTGATTCATTGCATTTACAACTCTTACTTTTAAATCGTTATTGTTAACATTCTTATTAGGATTCTTAACAACTTTAAACTGAGCTTGTAATTTGATATCAGCATTGCTACCAAATAAAACTTTATACTTTACTGGATGATAAACTACTTCGTCACTAATTGACTTAATAGAGTTTAGTCCTGTTCCAAATGTTACTCTAAGTTCGTCATTTGTTGGAGCAGCTGGCTCTGTTGTACGAGCACCTGCTAGATAATTTCTAAATTCTGTATCATAGGACCTAGTTAAAAGATAAAGATCAATAATGTTTGTTACACTAGGATCAATTCTTCTGTCCTCACTAGCTGAATGTGTGTATTGGAATTTAATGTTGTCTCTACCAATATTTGCTCTGTATGTACTTTCTAGTACAAGTGTGTTTGTTGTTCTGTCAACCCTTTTAACTCTATTTTCTGCACTATCATAAAAATAAATTAATTGTCCGTCGGTATAGTTATTAACGTTAACCAATGATTCTTTTTCAATAACTAAAATAGGAGTTACTTTTGTGTCAACTAGATTATAAACAGTTGTACCATAGTCGTCTTTTTGTGCTTTAAAGAAAAGGAATTTTAAATCAAGATCTTCACCAACCACATTAACAAATGATTCTGGATTGTCAATAACACCGTCTGCATCAGAATCTCTAAATCCTAATCTAATTTCTTTAGTACTTTCATATCCGTCATCAAATTTAATTACGTCTGCAACTTCGAATGGATAATCTTGTACTAGAGACCCTGTACCAACATTTTTACTATTAATACCTAAAACACTTACAACATCTTTTTCAACTTTACCAGTTAGACTGTTGTATGCTTTTTCGCTTTTGTCAAAGTAAAATCTGTTTTGTTTTTTACTACCAAATACATAGTTAAGTGTACGTGTTCTTACAACGTATTGATCATTATCTTTTACGAATGCCATGATCCATGAACTATCTAGGTTTTCGTTGGTTACATCACCTGTTTTACCTAAACTAAAAGGTGCTGTTAAGTTTAAGTTTTGATTTTGAATAATTTTCCAGCTTGATTCTTTATCGTCATATCTTAAACCAAAGTTTAAATTTGCAAATGCTTGGTTAACCATTGAAGATTCAAGTGCGTCTGAAAGATCTGTTACAAACTTAGGAACAATTCTTGAAGCAATTGCGCCAGAAGGAACATTATCGTTAAACACAATAGGGCCAATGCCTTTTGCGTTAGCACCAGTACCTGCGTTTGTACCATCACCCGCAACACTAATAATCTTTGTCCATATGGAACTTGTTTGTGAAGAATCTGTATCATCTGTTGTTACTAGCAATCCGTCTTTGAATGACTGGCCTGCTGGAGCAGTAAATTTAACATTTGCCCCTGGAGAAATATATTTTAAGTTATTTGTAGAATATGTTCCTACCTTGAGCAACGATAAGTCAACTTTGTTTGTAAAGTAACCTGTACCTTCATTTACATTATTTGTAGATGCATTCCACACAATGTTATCACTTGTAAACAAAATCTTGTCATATTTTGTAAAATAGAAATTATAAACATCTGTTTCTGTAAACACACCTTCTACTTTTTGTTTAATAAAATTAATAATATCTGATCTATTTGAGAATTTGAAAGAAAGAGATTGTTCATCTTCTTCTTTATACATATATCCGTCTGTGCCAAATACATTAACTGAACTATACTTTCCACTTGCATCAATAAGATCAAAGTTACGTGACAATCCACTTGATGTTCTATTTGATGCTTTTACTTTTAAAATATTTTGTGATGCTGTTAAAGGTGCAAGGTTGTAGTCCTCGCCTGTAATCATTCTATTTTGTGTATAATAATTTGCAGGTGCATTCCTTTTAATAGATGCAACTGATTCTGTAGGTGTTGCTGTCGAAACTGTGGACTGTAAAGCCATTCCAATTGTTAACTGATGTGCAATACCTGCTTGATTAATATAATCAACTGTGATGTTGACATTTTTCATTTCATTTGGAGAAATTGTATAACTTAATCCATTGCTAACTCTATAGTAAGTTCTAAAAGATCCTTTAGGTAAGTTACCGTATACGCCATCAGCAAAAATCAAATCAATCATATCGTTCTGTTTAGTTTCAACACCGTAAATATTTCTAATGTCTCCTGCTAAACTATTGTAAGCAATATTGTTTCCTGTGAGGCTTGAAACTTTTGTCCACTCTTGAGCTTGGCTTCCGTTGGAAAGTAATTCGAACAACCAAACATCATCGTTGTTAATTCCTTTTGCATCAACCGCAACTTTTTCATTTGTTGATGGTGCATCAATTGTAAAGTCAGCTAACTCCAATGAACCCTGTTTGAAGTGCATAAAAAATCCTGTGTTAGGACTTGCCGGACCTTTGTTGTCTTGTCTGTAAAGAAATCCTAACTGGTTACCAGGTGTAGGTGCTTCTTCGTAAATTTCTTCTGCATTTTTAAATGTTGTACTTAAAATTTCAAAAATCATTTGTCTACCTGCAACATTTTTATTAAAAGTAAACATTGGTACATCAGTACTAGCAGTTCTAAATCTGTACTGTTCTGTCGGAATGCCTTGAATAACATCTGTTCCTTGGCTTCTACCAAACTTTGTGTTATCAGACATAGCAGCATCAAGAAGCAAAACAAACTGTTCTGCCCAGTTCGTATTAGTTGGATCATTCCATTTAACTGTTTGACTTGCTAAATTACGTCCATTACTATCAACTAATTGTTCTGTAGTAGAAACTGATGTAAATTTAAGCAAACCTTTTGCTGGTAAGTTACGCTTTGCATTATAACTAAGCATTTTAGCAATACGCAGTACACTTTCTTTACGTGAAGCAAGTTCAATAAAGTTTTCTCTACTTGCTAAATCAATACGAAAGGATAAACTTTGCCCTAAAAACGCAATAGCATCAATTAGTGCAAGATACTCTGAGCTTTCAATGTAATCGTTAAAATCTTCTGGATAGTTTTCTCTTAGATAAGTGATGATCACACGTCTTAGATTCTCAAAATCGTAAGATTTGAAATCAGCATTAGCGAAAGTCTGGTATATACGAGTCCAGTCTTCGTTAAGTAATAAATTATTTTGTCTTGACGTTGTGCTCATTATTGGTTCCTATGCTGTATTTACCAATGTTTATAATATGCTCAGTTTATAACGGAGTTATTTCTGTCGAAGTTAAACTTCATTCTCTCGCTAACATTGAACGGTATATATGTTACATCGGCTTCGATTCTAATTCCATGCTCAGTGCTGTCAATTCCTACAGCATTAACCTGTATTCTTGGGTCGTAATTAATAATATCTTGTACATCTTTAGCAATCATTTCTTTAACCTGAGGTGTAAATTGCTCAAAGATCATGTCCCAAATAATTGTTCCAAAATTTGGATTTTCTAATTTTTCACCTTTTCTAATATAAAAATGATTAATAATATCCTGCTTAACTAAATCTATGTCATAGAGCTTAAAGTTATTAGCTGATTCCTGTGAACTGAATCCTTTGTAAGCATAAGTTGTTGCACCTACTTGACCCGTTGACGCTTGATTTACTGACACTGTTTTTTGATTATATAACTTAGCCATTTTGTTTCTCCTCTCTATCTGTTGCTAACGGTGTAACAAACTGAGGTGCTTGGTTTTCATGCAGTAACCACGGCTCGTGCATAGGAATACGCCTCATGATAGATGTTATTGTTCCATCTTGCCATTTTGTAGTGGCCCAGTCTTTTAATGGGTTTACTAATGGGTTATCGTATTTAATTAAATCTGTAATTGTTAGTGCTGTGTCAGCCTGTTCTGCTCCTGTTGCTGCTGGACCGTTGAAGTGTATGTTAGGACTTGCTGACATAATAATGTCTCCGCCTGATGCAACTTCTGTATTTTCTCCTGATGTTAGGTGATTATAACCACCTGTAAGTATGTCCCAATTTGCTTGTGTGTCTGATCTATCACCGATTGTTTGGATATCAGTAGTTCCGCCAACAAAGTGTCTGTGGTTTCCGGCAACTGAAATATCTAAGTCCCCAGCAAGAGGAAGATCATCTGCATTTTTGTACATTCTTGTTTCAATTTTTCCGTTAGCACCAATTAATATATTGGTGTTAAATGCACTTTCAATTTGTACTCTACCATTCTCTTGTTCAAGGGCATCTTCAATTTTTGCTTGTTGATGTAAACTGTCGGGTGCTTGGTATTCGGCAGTTGCTTTAATGTTTACGTTACGACCCGCTTCCATATTAATATCTCTATCTGCTTTGATATTAATATCATTCATTGAATGAACACTTATGCTGTCGTTTGCAAACACATCTATTTTACCGTTAGATGTTAACTCAATCCATGCTGTACCTTTTGCATTGCCGATATAAATTAAATCTTCTGAATTATGTAAAAGAAGTTGATGACCTGTTCTTGTTCTAAGCCTTGCATATTCGTTATATGGTAAGTCCAGCAATCCTACACTGGTCTTTGCATCTGATGCTTCAACATATTCGACTGGTCCTGTTTGTGGAGAACTTTTTCTGATATAGCGATCATCACCATCGTCCATAACAAACTGTGTTCCGCCTAATCTTGTAACAGGAATTTCAACACTTAAATTTTCTTTTGTACCACGCCTCATGCGCTTACCGTTTGGACCGTAGTCTAAAGGTCCTGGAGTACTAATACCAAATACTGCATTAGGATTGTTACGCCTACTAGTTGTGGTAGTAACTCCCCTTACATCATCTTCTAATAATCCTTGAAAGAAAAATCTATCTGTTATAGGGTGTACAGGCTTTGGAATTTTTTCAGCGTCAATTTCTTGATCATTTTCTCCATTTATTCGTTTGTTAATTTCGCCAACCGGTAAAGGCATTTTTGTATTATACTTTTTCTTTTCATCATCTGCTAATGCAGCCAAAGATGTTCTGTTATTTGTTTGATCATCACCTCTAGATCCTGTTGGGTCTGTATCAGCTGCACCTATTGCAGGAACCATATGGTTCGCAAATCTTGGAGGAACACAAGCAAACCAATAACCCATTGATGGATTACCTTCTATGAACATTACCATAACTGTTACACCAACATCTGGTGGAACTGCCCACATACCATAACTCTGTTGTGTATCTGTAAATTCTGTCTTGTTATGACCTAATGCTTCGAACGGTGTGTGCCCAAAGAACGGTGATGCATAATTTACAAGATATGTTTGACCGTCAACGTTACCTGCGTTACCTTGCTCTCGCAATAACGAAACTTTTAGTCTACCATTAAATGTAGGATCAAGCACATCAATTACAGTGGCAAGATAAGCGCCAGAGCCCAGTGTGCCTGCTTGGGTATTATATCTGGTTCTACGTTCTATTGCCATTATGTTTTAACTCCGTCGAGTATTTTAGGATCGAAAATTCTAATAGTGTTACCTTCACTATCCTTACTTTCTGTAAATGGTTGAGTTCTATCAATATTAAAGTTAACCAACGTTCCGTTAGATTGTCTTCTCTTTTCAATCAACTTAGGTTTCTTAGGAGTAGACTTAAAGTTGCTGTCACTTGCAGGTAAACTTGCAGCAAATTTTTCTATGCTCTCTAAGTTTATACCAAACCTAGCAAGAGCATTGTTAGCAAATTGCTTTCCTGCTTCTTCTACCTTTTCAACTGTTATTGTTCTGTCAATTTTTGGTGGTGCCACAGACTCTCCTACTTCAGTTTTCTCTTTTTGTGTGCCAGCCGATGTAGTCTGTAAAGCTGCTGTTGACCCTTCTGGAAGTTTTCCACCGTAATCAATTGGCTGCCCTGGCATTCTAACACATTTAAGTTTTTGTGTAAACTGTCCGCCTTTAAATTCACTATCACATCTCAATACTTTATAAACTCCGCTAAAAGGGCTTGGATTTTGATTTGCAAATTCGTAGAGTCCAGTGTCAGTATTTGTATCAACAGGCGTTCTAAAACTAATAAAGATATAAATTTCGCCTCCTGTGTAATTAGCTTCGCCGCCTTGTGTTGTCTGCGAACGTGGAGCTGCTCCATCAATGTGATTTGCTTGGCCGCTTTCAACCATCCAGTATGTGTCGCCAAGTATATCTAAGTCAACTGTAATCAAGTCACCTGAACCATTTTCAACAAACGCTTTTTGAAAATTCTCAGCAACTAATTGTTCAACATTTTTAAATCCGCTGCCACCTTTCTGGGTTTTGTATAAGAGAGACACATCTCGTTTTTGTTTTTTCTTACCTAGGTTAGGTGCTTTTGCTTCTGCAGAGCCTTCTGGTGTAGTTGTAGTTTCTGTTTTGTTAGCGGCTGGTCCGTTAAAGTTTTTACCGACTTCGCTTGAAGAATTAGATTCAGGATTTGGTGCAGACCCAGCAAAGAATAAATTGTTAATCTTAATATCAAATTTAAGTACATCAACGTTTTGTCCTGAATATATGTAGTCGTATCTTTTAGCAATTGTTTTTTGTAATGCTGCTGTATCAACTCCTGCGCCAGGTGCTTTGAAAATACTGTAATGTACAAAATACGGAACAACTCTAAATGTATATTGTTTAGCAAAATCGCCTATTTGAGGATCGTAGTCTAAGAATGCTGTTTGAACATCAATTTTAAACCACTTAATATATCCTTCTGGTGTAAGATTATTATTACCAGCAGTTCCGCTGACAGCATCTTTTGCATACTTTGAACTTAGGATAACCTGTGTAATAACATCAGTTAAGGGCTGTTTTTGTGTAAAGAAAAATTCACGCTGCTTAGGATCTAGTGACATTTTATAACGATCGATACGACCTGTTTCTACGTTGTACTTAGAATCTCCTGCTCTATACATTGCAGAACTTTCCCAGTTAAAGTTACCACCTGAGGTTGAGTCGAAACCAAATACTGCTTTTCCTATGTAATTAGATTCAAAAGATGACTTAGTTGTTTGAGAAGGAGCAGTTGCATTTTTTCCAAATGCTTTAAAACTGTCTGGTGGCGGATTATCTGCGTCAACCGTTGGACTTCCAGCAGGTCCATTAGTAAATGAATCAGATGTTTTTCTAGCACCTGTTATAAAGTCTGTCGACTTTTCAGGAAAATCAATGATGTAAACATCTGGAATTGAATATGCTCCTGATTCTACTAACAATTTTTCATTATCATTAAGTACTTTCTCTAAGCTCTTAGGTCCTGTTTTTAACATTTCTTCAACTGTACCTTGTTCTGGAGCAGTAATTGAAATGTCATTGAATAACATATTAACTGTATCCAAATAACCAGAGTGGTTGTAAGGAAACGCTTGAACCTTATAGTTAGTTCCTGATTCGTTTGTATCAAAAGTAACTTTCTTTAGTTTCATTACAAAGTATTTTGGATTTAATCCTTGGGTGCCTATAGTTTTTTCTTCTGTTCCATCTGCACTAAATCCTACAAAGTCTAAACGCAATACAAACGGAGCATCTAGGTAGTTAGGATATCCTGCTTTAAGTGCAGAAACCTGCAACGACTCTAAAAACAATCCCATACTATATGGTTCAAATATATCAAAGTCAAAGTTAATTGCATTTGTATTACCTGTGTTTTCTGTTGCTGACATCACTGTGGTCATTCTAAAGTTGTCAACAAAATATTCAGGTGCTTTGCCACCTTGGATTGTTGTTCTATACTGGTCACCACGACCAGCAGCGGAAAAAACAATTCCGGACTTAACTGTTATGCCGCCACCGTCAAAATCTTGGCCTGCAAATCCTAAATCGCCTGTTCTATAAGAACTTGGATCATTATACTGCATTGGTGTTAGCACAGCCATTGTCCATAGTGAACTAACTGTTGAAAATTTTTCTAAGGGATTTGCTATTAAATTCGGTGTTTCTGAATCTCTTCTAGGGCTTGGTGTTCCTGGTCCTACTGGTGCAGATTTGCCATCAGCAAAATCATCTGCATTAGCAACTGCGGCATCAACTGTTTTAGTTTTGTCATTTATTACTTGTGCTACTTTGTCTGGAATAGTCAGTGTTATTGCATCAATATCGAAGGTTTGTATTTTGTCTATTAGTTCTGCACTTCCTACAGGAATATTTGATGCTTGAAAAGTATTAGATGAATTGAGTGTTGGTGAGCCGTCCGGCTTTTTTATTTCTGCTGGAACAACAAAACTTTTTCCGTTTATGTTTCTAATTTTTTCACCAGTTCTCAAAGTTCCTTTAAAAGGTTTTAAATTATTATCTGGTATGCTTGGAGGTCTATTAAAAGCACTCATGCTATATTCCTAAGAACTTTTTTAGATTTGACTTTTTAGGAATGTAAATTGAATTTCCTGCTTTGAAATCGTATATAGGATCTTTGATTGTATCCATGTTTCTTTGTACAAACACCCACCAAAGTTTAGGATCTTCGTAAAGATCAAATGCCAACAAATCGGGTCTATTATTATAGTGTGGTTCAATTGTGTATAATACATCACTCGATGATGCTGGTACAGCTCTAATATTCATTAATTCTAAATACATAGAATTTTGAGGTGTATCTCTATACGGAGAATTATTTTTATAAACAGCCATTAAATAAATCCTCCCATTGTTCCAGTTGATCCTTTAGCATATTGTTCTAATGAAAATTTTCGTAAACTTTCTCTGTTGTAGATAGGCTGTGCTGTAATACTAATATTACTTTTTCTTGGT